TACGTCTAATCGATAATGCCATTCTTGCTCGTGATAACTGTAAAAAGTCTGGTTCGGAGTGGGGTGTATTATACTGGGAATCGGTATATTGTGCTCTTGTCAAAAAATTTGATAGAATGAATTGACTTTTGAAAATTCATAGTTTAGAATATGAAAGATGGGTAAGGGATCCGAGGATCTCTGAAGCTATTGATAATGAGGAACTCGGTACTCTGTACCAGATCTTGTGGGAGTTTTTACAAAATGAGCGGCATGCATCTTCTTCCGGTGTATTACTCGACAACGAGCACCAAAAAGCGCAAAAAGAAGAACAAGACTAAATCACTCATTGCGGCTGAAAAAGAACACGAGAAGTTTCTCAAACGTATGGGTATCGGGTCCCGTAGCTCAGTTGGATCAGAGCAGCGGTCTTCTAAACCGCAGGTCGCAGGTTCGAGTCCTGCCGGGATCGCCAATTCACGGAGCGTAGGAAAGTCTGGTAATCCGCCACATTTGGGATGTGGAGATCGGAGGTTCGAATCCTCCCGCTCCGACCAAGTTTTCTATGACCCATCAATGGCAAAGAAAGAAGAGAAGGTCTATACCGGCACAGAGATTATGGGTATCGCACAGATGCACAAGTCCAATGCAGTGCCGATTCGTAACAAGAAGAGTGCCGAAGAAGTTGCAAGGATGAGGCGAGGATGAAAATATTTGATCTTGAACAAGAGATTATGAATGCTTGGCATGTTGTAGATGACCTTCAACTTCTCGGCGAGAATGTCATGGAAACAGATATGTCCACCGACGATATTGTAAATGCCCTTATTGGACTGGAGACTATATATAATATGAGATTCCAAAAGGTCTTTAATATGTTTGAAGACCTCTGCAAAGAATATCATGCAATGAGGAAAGAAAATGAAAACGATTACACTCAGAGTTGAAGATTGCGATAATATTGTTATTGATGAGCTAAAGGACGCTTATCGACGTCGATAAGCGTCCCTTATAAAGGACGCTTATCGTATGAACAATTTTGACCAATGGTTGGATCTACGTTACCGAACAAACGGATAACTGCTGGGATCTAATGCCCGAACTATACGAAACCTTTGAACAGGCAGAACAGGCCGCCTCCGTGTGGCGACTCAAGGGCAAAGAAAAAAATGTAAGGGTGGTAAGTTATGAAGATTAAACTAGGACCTTATAAAAATTATTTTGGGCCATATCAATTAGCAGAACTGTTGATGTTCTGGGTGCCAAAGGAAAAGGACGAACACGGATTTCCACACACCGCAGATCGTGTTCACAAGTTCGGTGAATGGCTTGCTCACGGTAGCGTAGAGCCAGAACCTACAGTAGGTGACATTCACAAGTGGGGAGATCGTCCGCACACTTGGTTGTATAAGTTTCTAAGTTGGATTGACAGCAAGAAGAAGCGTAAGATTGAAATACATATTGATCGATGGGATACTTGGAGCATGGACGATACACTTGCTCACATTATCCTACCTATGCTCAAGCAACTAAAAGAAACCAAGCACGGTGCTCCTTATGTGGATCTAACGGATGTTCCTAAGGAACTGCATCCTAAGAAGCAGACCAAGAAAGAAAAAGACAACGGTGAAACTGACAGCACACACTTTGAACGCTGGGATTGGGTGCTGGACGAAATGATCTTTGCGTTTGACAGCAAGGTCAATGATGGCTGGGAAGATCAGTTTGAAACTGGTGAAAGCGATCTACAATGGAAGCAACTGGAAGGCGGCATGAGCGAAATGGTTCGTGGACCTAACGACACCAAAGTGTATGACTGGGAAGGTCGCAAGAAGTATCAAGCACGTATTTCAAATGGTTTCCGTTTGTTTGGCAAATACTATGAGAACTTATGGGATTAAGCAATGAGTTATAGTCGTTGGAGTAACGGAACTTGGTATGCTTTTTGGGGTACTAGTGATGCTAAACGCAAAGAGGATGAAGTTTTTTGTTTGTGGGCGGATATGTCACAAACCAAAGACTGGACCTATGAAGAACTAAACACATGGACAGCGGAAACGGTTCTTGAACACTATGAAGGTATTACAAAAGAAGAAGCCGAGGAAGCCTTTCAGTATATTACATATTTTTTAGAGGATGTTGATGATGTGGAAAAGTATGAGGTGATAATGAGGTGATAGAAGATGTATAATCCGGACAATTGGGTAGTAATTAAGATTGGTGGTGATGATCCACATTATCGTGTGCTCGCAGGCTGGAGTGGTGGATACCTCACTGGCGATTGTTGGCGCATGAACAGTGGTATTACTCGTGTAGAGGATGCTGGTGATAGATTTAACTTCTATGGATCAACTGGTAGTTGCTATAGCTGTGGCAAGGAGAGTTATACTCTACGCATGAACATTGTTCATACCTGGAATGAACTTAAAGAACTGCACGGTGACAAAGTTGAACTTATGCCAGAGGACACAGACTGGTTAAACATGGATTGGATTATTAAATGATCAAGCATGAACCACTATTTGACACTCAAAAGGTTTGTGAAATCTTCTCTAAGAAGGATGGTGTTCCCATTACCTATGTGTGTACAAGTGCGCTAGGTGATGAGGCACAAGCAATGGATATCTTTTACAGAGAGACTCCACACCCCCAGTTCGGTAATCGGTATTTTGGTCTATACCATAACGGCAATCTTATGATTGCTAATGCAGATCGAATTGAATCTGTAGAGTTTGGACTTGTCGAAGATGATACTGGTGATCTACAGTACAGTGCCCATCGTCATGATTATAAACGGTTTGAGAACGGTAATATGATTGATGGCGGTCGAGCATACATTAGGGCAAGCATGTGTGAAGTTAAATACTACGTTGTTCGTAATGGCGAAATGGTTGAGGTTAAATGAATGACTACTTTTGATTTTGGATTCGGTCCGGTTCCGGGTCATAACCATCCCAACGGAGGTGGCTGGGTAGCGGATACAGCCACAGTAACAGATACAGCTTATGTTGGTCCTGATGCTCGGGTCGCTGGCAATGCTCGGGTATATGGTGATGCTCGGATCGCTGGCAATGCTCGGGTCTTTGGTAATGCTCAGGTCTATGGCAATGCTGAGGTCTTTGACAATGCTCGGGTTTATAGCAATGCTCTGGTCTTTGACAATGCTTGGGTCTATGACGATGCTTGGGTCTGTGGCAATGCTGAGGTCGCTGGCAATGCTCGGGTCTGTGGCCGTGCTCTGATCTCTGGCAAGGCGAGGGTCTCTGGTGATGCTTGTGTCTCTGACACTGCTTGGCCCGGAGACGATGTTAAGGAAGATAAGTTCATTGAAATGAACGGCAAGCGATACAAGCTGGTTGAGAACGGCAAGCGATACAAGCTGGTTGAGATTGAATAAATGCCTGATATGATGGATTACTATGAAGAAGTACTGCTTCTTCGCAAGAAGGTTGAGAAGTACGAGACTATTCTCAAACATGCAATGTCTGAAAAGACTGGCGCTTTCTTTATCTGTGGTGAAGCAGGTGAGAAGGATAACATGGGATAGTACCTTATAATAAATACTCCAAAGAGGAGTAACCTATGTGGGAAATGATGGAAAGAATGGCATCTGATCGCCTGTGGATTTACACAAGTATTGCAGGTTCAATTGCTGGAGCTGCCTGTCTTGCCTATCTCAGTACGACACGGATCGGCCTTTGGGGTTATGGTAAGTTTGATCAGATCATAGACTTTCTCATAAAGCGTTGGGGGTTGACCTGGTTGGAACAGCCGGAAGATGCTTGGAGAAAAAGATATCCAAAGATCACCGCAAAGATTGATGAACTCGAGCAGAGGATTGAAGATTTAGAAAAATGAAAACAGTGATAGTAACTGGTGGCTTCGATCCCTTACACTCTGGTCATATTTTGTATTTTAATGAAGCTCGTAAACTCGGTGACAGGCTTTGGGTTGGATTGAACTCGGACGACTGGTTGACTCGAAAGAAAGGGCAACCATTCATGTCGTATCAAGAACGAGTTGAGATTATTCGTAACCTCAAGGTAGTGGATCGAGTTATTCCTGTAATAGGTGATGATCAAAAGGATAATGCAACTGGAGCTATTTTCTATGCTCAATCCATCGGCGCCGGCGATGTTGTTTTTGCAAATGGTGGCGATAGAGATGCTTTGAACTCACCAGAAGAAGATTTCTATAAGCACGACACGACTGTTAGTTTTATGTACGGTGTTGGCGGTAACTTTAAAAAGAACTCCTCGAGTTGGATTCTGAATGAATGGTCGACTCCACGAACCGATCGTTCTTGGGGTTATTATAAGGTGCTACAATCAAACAGCCCAGAGGTGAAGCTGAAGGAACTGGTTGTGAATCCAGGATCATCTCTCAGTATGCAACGGCATAAGGATCGAGCCGAACACTGGTTCGTATCCGAAGGTACTGCCACCGTGTATACAATTGATGCGTCGTCAGATCTTGAATTGTTGGATACGCTCGAGAAGCATCAGTCTATCCATATTAAGAAAAACCAGTGGCATCAACTCTGTAACAAGACAAATGAACTAGTTAAAATTATCGAAATTCAATATGGCGATAATTGCATCGAAGCAGATATAGAGAGGCTATAATGAACGACGAATCAAGAATCGAATGGATGTGGCAAGCATTCCGTCAAGAAAACGACAATCCAAATATGGAAGAATTTATCCGTATGGTATCACGAGAGTTTGCCTGTGATCTACAAGAGGCACAGCAGAAAACCTCACATCTTCTCCTGATTGATTAAAGTTTTATTACATCCAGTCATTCGATAATATATAATGTAAGGAGTGACACACATGGACCAACTCACACTTTGGATGGCTATCGGGTTTTTGCTTGCCGCCTATTCAGTTATTGCAAACGATTCAGTACAGACACTCGGTACCTGGATTGCATCTAATAATGAACGCTTTAATTATAAGATTCTTTGGGCCGCTGCATCAGCGGTTTTATTATGGGCACTGTGGTTTGGTTGGTTTACTCATGGTGGCGATATATCGTATGGTCGATTGACTAAGATACCATTTCAAGAAATACAGTGGTATCATGCAGCTGCACCGGCAATACTGCTTGTATTAACACGTGTTGGTGTTCCTGTATCTACCTCCTTCCTTGTTCTATCCGTTTTTGCCTCGACTTTTGTTCTTGAAAAAATGCTCATGAAATCTATCATGGGTTATGCAGTTGCGGCAATTGCAGCCTATGCTCTATGGCATATTATCAGCCGAGTCATCGACGAGAAGAAACCGATCGGCGACCATTGGTCACGTCCTTACTGGCGAGTGGCTCAGTGGGGTACAACTGGTCTACTGTGGTGGACTTGGCTGAGCCATGATATGGCAAATATTGCAGTATTTCTGCCTCGACAGGTTCCATGGGATATGATGATCGTTATCAGTATTATCTTTGTCGGTGGTCTTGCCTGGATGTTTAAGGAACGAGGCGGTAAGATTCAAAATATCGTATTAGAAAAATCAACAACTCGATATATTCGTTCGGCCTGTTTTATCGACTTTGCATATTTTCTCATTCTTTATTTCTTCAAGGAACTCAATTCAATTCCAATGTCGACGACCTGGGTCTTTGTCGGTCTTCTATCTGGTCGTGAGCTTGCTATTGCCACCGTTCACAATACTAAAATGAAACAAGTATTCCCACTCGTAACTCGTGACTTTATGAAGATGATGATTGGCCTCGGTGCAAGTGTGGGACTCGTATTAATGATTCACTATATTATTATTCCAAATGGCTATTGACATTTCGGATAATATATAGTAGTATAAGTTTATTATTTCAATGTGGAGTTAATTATGGCACGTGGAAAAAAGTCTTCCGGCAAGCATTACACTTCTAAGGGCGAGCGTCCTAATTCGAACAAAAAGATTCAGAATGCAATCCGAAAGGATTACCTTGCAAATGATCTTGCTCGTACTCTCAACCAACTCGAGGCTTGGGAGAAGGGCAAGAATGTTGTCCTGACTGTCGCAAACCCAAATCAAAATGAAACAAATAAGCGATTCATTCGTATTCCTGCTACTCAGGTTTGGGGTAAGCCAGGCAACAAGTATCGGATGAAGGATTCAGGTATTACGGAGATTAAGGTATGAATCGGGATGAACTGAAAACCACTCTGCTGGGTGGAGTGTGTAATATTCGTTTTACAAAGGTCGATGGTACTATCCGTGAGATGCGTTGCACTCTCAAGTCTGATCTCGTACCAGAAACTGAATCCTCAGATAAGGAACGAAAGGTTAATGAATCTGTTCTACCAGTCTGGGATCTTGAAAAAGAGGGATGGCGTTCATTCCGAATTGATTCTGTAATTGATGTACAGCCAGTGATGCTATGAAGTTTACAGTAACAGGACTTGAGGATAGTACCGGTCAGATTAATACTGACGGTGATGTCGTAAACGCAAAGGGTGGTACAGAGATGATGAAGGAGGGACTTATGTCTCGTCTTGATCCAGAACTCGCAGACCATTTCAATATCATCTGTTCGCGTGTCAGAGATATTAGTGAGGATAAGAAAAACATCCTCTGGCTACACGATACCTGGAATGATCCAGAGGCACAGCATCTCTCAAATGAGGAAGATCGTAAAAGATTTGATAAGCTGGTATTCGTTTCCAATTATCAGTTTCAGACCTATCATCTTGCTCATGGCATTCAATATAACGAATCAATTATTTTAAAGAATGCAATTGTACCGATTCCAGAACATCAAAAGCCAAATGATGGTGTAATTAATCTCATTTATCACACAACACCACACCGTGGACTAGAAGTTCTGCTGCCTGTTTATGAATATCTTTACAAGCATTTCGGCGAAAAGATCCATTTGGATGTATATTCATCATTTAATATTTACGGGTGGCCACACCGAGACGAGCCCTACGAAAAGATTTTTGAGACCTGTCGTAAACATCCAGGTATCACCTATCACGGTGCTGTTTCAAATGACGAGGTTCGAGAGGCTCTTCAGAAGGCACATATCTTTGCATATCCAAACATCTGGCCAGAAACCTCATGTATTGCACTAATGGAAGCGATGAGCGCTGGGTGCGCGATTATCTGTCCGAATCATGCCGCACTACCAGAAACAGCTGCCAATTTTGCACTGATGTATCAATTTAATGAGAATGGAAATCATCATGCAAATGTGTTTGCCCAGCTCTTGAATGTGGTGATCGAATCATTCTGGGCTGATGATCATCAAGGTAAATTGCAGTTTCAGAAGTTCTACGCAAACAATTTTTATTCATGGGATGCCCGGATTCCAGAATGGAATGCTCTTTTAAAATCAATGCTGTAAATCTATTGACATTTTTTGGTAGATTTGATAGAATGTACTTATGATTAAAAGGGAGATATCTCGTGGGTAAGAGCCTGCTCAAAGTAAGTCGTAAAAAGGAAAAAGTTAGATCACCAAAATTCTTTGATGAAAAGTATTTGGGGCCTGAACCAACTTGGGAAAGGCAAGAGTCTTTTACAGAAGCTGAATATAAATCAGCTATAACTAGAGCTTACAATTGGTATAATTATTTTTATAGCACAAAAGATAGTATTAAGCTGCTATTTGATAATTATCCTCGAGATAAAAAAGAAATTCGTTTATTGAAGCGCTTGCCTGATTGGAAATTGTGTGGTACTTGGTGCTATCAAGCTCGGATGATGAAGATTGGTCTCAAGCTTGCTGATGACTCTTTAAAATTCTTTAATGAAAATATTGATGCCTTAATTGAAGAAGCCAAAAAAGTGGTAAAAGAAG